CCTGCCTAGCCAAGTGGAAGAAGACCTACTGCGAAACGTGTGCAGATCAGATCGTCAAGCACGTTGAGTGGATGAAAACAACCGATCAGTGGCGAAAAGACAACGGTGCATTCATTCCAGCGCCATTGGTCTACCTAAATCAGCAAAGATGGGATGGGGCTGAGATTCCAGAAATCAAAAAGCCCCTCACAATGGAGCAAGAGTACCAACAGCGTATTGCCAACACAGTCCCGATGCCTGACCATATCCGGGAGCGGCTGGCTCAGATCAGGCGGGGCGTATGAGCGCAAACCAAACCCAGGTCGGAGGCACACACTATACGGCCAAAGCGATCCAGCCTTGGGAGGCAATGCAGGCCTGGATGACCGAGGAGGAGTTTTCGGGATTCCTGCGCGGCAATGCCATCAAGTATTTGGTTCGGTACAAGGACAAGGGAGGCGTAGAAGACCTACGCAAGGCCCGGCATTACTTGGATAAACTGATCGAAATGAACGTCAAACCATGACCCATGAGCAAGCACAAAAAATCCTCGACAAAGTACGCGAGGGTGTTGCCTACCCGTCCGGTGTTGTGGATTTCGCCCTATTCCTCACCGGAGACCTTGATGCACATGAGGCGCACGGAAGCGAGGGAATGGGTAGAGCGGTACAAACGCAAGGCCCGGCAAGTTGGGGCAGAGCAAGCCAGGATATGGTGGAGCGTCATCATTTCGGCCATTGAACGCAAACGGGGCTTAGACGCGGCAACCGAACTAAGGCGGCTGATGAACGAGGAGCGTAAAAAATGACCTTCATGGTTCAGTTCCCGATTGACGCAAACCCAGTACCCAAGGGCAGGCCCAAGTTTTCCAAGATCGGCGGCTTTGTCCGAACCTACACCCCCAGGAAAACGAGCGACTATGAAACGATAGTCCGGGAAACCGCCAAGCAGGCAATGGGGCCGACTGAAGTCCTAGAAACGCCTGTAGCCGTCTATCTATACATCAGGCTACCTATCCCTAAGTCATACCCTAAAAAGCGCCTGGAGGCCTGTTTAAGGGGCTTAGAGCGCCCAACCAAGAAACCGGACATCGACAACCTAGCGAAAAGTGTCCTAGACGGGCTGAATGGGGTGGTTTATGTGGATGATGGCCAGATCGTGAGCCTCCATGTGACCAAAGTCTACTCATCAGCGCCTGGGGTTGATGTGCTAATCAAGGAAGAATTGCCATGAACCATGTAGCAAATTGGAAGCATCAATACCTAAAGACTGGGCAGATAACCGCCGTGTACCCTGTCACTGGTGAGCCATTTATCGGCAGGGTTGACCGCGTGCGGAAGAACAAGTACGGGCGCGTGTCTTATGAAGTAAACGGGCGCATGGTGATGGCTGAGGAATTGTTCCCGGGTCAGCAGCAGGAAAAGCTCAAGATACCTTACACGGCAAACTTGTAAACAGCCTATCAACAAAAACGGCCCCGAAGGGCCATTGTTTACCGCTTGCCTAGGATGATCCTAAGCAGTAGGGCTAATCCAGCATAGAGCATGCAGCCACCTCGATTTGTTCAATGATGGTCGGATCAAGCACAGGCAGGATATCCAGACCGTTTATCTTGGCTGACATCAGGTAAGCCGCTGGAGGAAATGCTGGGCCACAGGTGGGCGACTCCGGGTCAGTGTTGGCCGGTTCTCCTGGGTCATACTCAAGCTCACAGTCAAGCTCGATGCCTGACCCTGCGGAATAGGTGTGCTGAATGGTTCGCACGTCAGGCTCTCCAGACGAGCAGATCAGCAAACAGCACGGCAATGGCCAGCAAGTAGACGATTCCGAGAATGATTCGATGTGCCATGATGTGCCCCTTCAGCGGTAAAGGTAGGTTGCGCCGTCGATGCTGACAGACGAATAGTCCATTTTTAACTCACGGGCAGCAAAATCCCAATCAATGCAATAGTGCGGCCATGTGGTGTTTTTATGGACTGCGCCGATGTCCTCAGCCAGTTCCTGAGCGTAATCCTTGAAATACGATTCACGGATCAGGGTCAGCGGATACCAGTCACCGCGCCATTCTTCATCACCGCCATATCCTGCAAGATCTGACAGGATGAGCGAAAGTTGATAACGCTCCTCAGCATTAGGCAGTCCGTCCGACTCATTCTCCAGTTCTTCGTAACGCTCGATGATGTCGCGCACGTCGATGATGTCAGCGGTCAGGTCAAAAGTTACGGCCATGATTTTCTCCAAATAGACCCGTTAGGGCATGAGTGCAACAGCGCACCCCATAGCACCCGGATGGATGCTACAGGGTAGGCTGTTAGGCTGACACGCACTCCTCGCAGAGCTTATCGCTGTAATCGTTCATTGCGTCCATCACATCATCCCAGCCCTCGCCCATCGAGCAATCGGCAATAGCGTCCCAGCCATCATTGCCCAGGACAATCACGGCGCAATGGGCTTTAGGCTGATCGTCGCGCTTGAAGTAGATGCGGCACTCATCGAGGTTAAAGACAAGGGCCATAGCCTCTGTCTCAGTGGATACCCGCTCCATCTGCTCCCCGTCCCAGATTTTGGTGAGCTTGTAGCCGTGAGCCTTGGCCGCACGGATGAGCTTGCGGATCATGCGCTTCTCGATTGCGATGCGTTGTTCGATGTTCATGATTAGGCCTTCTCTTCAATGTAGGACAGCACAGTTTCGAAAAGACCAGAGAAGGCCCCTAGAACCTTTTCTTTGTTACTGCTGTCGCCAACCAAGTAGGAAGACCCCAAGTAGGCTGCGAATGAGCCATACGAGCCTGTAGACATTGCATAGGCTGCTTTGTGTGCTTGATCTGCTGTCATGTTGACTCCTGAATAGACCCCTGAGGGCATTGGTTAGAGAGGACAAAAATCTGACCCTCTCACCTATAGTGCATAACAGAATCGTGCCAGTTCGCGTAAGTCGTTGATTTATAAGACCCCTCCAAAACCCTAATGTATAGAATCACAGTATGTTTAGACCGCTATACTAGGGTTTTCACCTAGATTACCAGGTAAACATGGCCAGACCCTGCAAGCAAGACACAACATGGCTTCTTAGGAAGCTCACACCAGCCCATAGAGCGATTCTGCTGGCAGCAGGCAAGGGTGACCTCACCAAAGGATTCGAGGCTGTCCTAGACCTCTATGCAGAGCTTCACAATGCCGGTTACAGAGAGGGCAAGGGCCTCAATCCGTCTGACTTCATTATGAATGAGAATGATTCTCAAGTAGCAGGATGACCCCTGAAGAAGCACCTTCTGCCCCTCTCGCTCAGATGAGAATGATTCTCAATACTCATGCACCAATCGCATAACCCTACTATCGTTAACCCTATTAGGGTTTACCCTGTGCGGGTTTGCCCGGATGTGTGATAGGGGGGGGAGGGTCGGGCGGCTGTGTAAAAATTTTGTGGTGCCCCACCCCCTCCGAAAAAGTGGATTTAGCCTAACAGCGTGACGACAACGCCTGCTAAAAAAAAAGAGAGGAGAAAGAGTAGAGACCCGTAGATGGGTAGTCCTCTTGAAGAGGGAGCCTCTCGTTTATCTAGACTATGCCTGATGGCACCTGAGTTACGTTGCCCCGTTCACCTGACCTGCGGTGTCTCACGACATTGGCAGGGGGCTACTAGAAACTCACCCAGTTCGTCACGTTTATCCTACTTGGTCGGCTCAACCGCATAGAGGGGTGGGTCATGCCCCCGTGAACTCACTATATCATGGTTTACCCTATTCTCGTAAACGCTAGTTTCCTATACAATGGCTTATGGCTTACAGAACACCTGCTGTTTTACCCAAGACTGAGTACCAGCGGCTCAAAGAGCTAAAGAAGATGTTGGTGGAGTCCAAGGGCGAGGCTGTTGTCAAGAAGGTCATTGACATCGCCATGAACGACGATCACCCCCAACAGATGGTTGCACTTAAGATGTGCATGGAAAGAGCGTTGCCGGTCAGCCTGTTTGAGAAGACCAGCGCCCAGCGTAGTGCTGTCAACATCACCATCTCTGGCATCGGTGTCCAGGTTGGTGAAACCATCGAGGCTGAGGACGTAGAACCCAAATATGAGTGACCTGAACTTCTCACTACTGCCCTGGCAGCAAGAGGTTTACGCAGACCCGACCCGCTTTAAGGTGATCGCTGCTGGCCGTAGGTGTGGGAAGTCCAGGCTGGCCGCTACCATGCTGATCATCGAGGGGCTGCGGTGTCCCCAGGGTTCAGCGGTGCTGTACGTTAGTCCCACTATGGGACAGTCGCGCCAGATTGTCTGGGACTTGCTGCTGGAACTTGGCAGGGAGGTGATCCAGACCTCCAACGTCAACAACCTGGACATTACCCTGATAAACGGGGCCAGAATCTACGTCCGTGGCTCTGATCGTCCTGACACACTGCGAGGCGTGTCTCTGACGTTCGCGGTGCTGGACGAGGTTGCAGACATCAAGCCCCAAGCCTGGGAGCAGGTTATCCGCGCTTCTCTGTCCGACAAGAAGGGCAAGGCTATCTTCATTGGAACGCCAAAGGGCAGGAACTGGTTTCACGACCTGTGGAAGCTGGGCCAGGATGGCGATGACAAGGATTGGAAGTCCTGGCACTTCACGACCAAAGACAACCCGCTGATAGATCCGGACGAGATCGAGTCTGCCAAGAAAACGCTGTCCAGCTTCGCTTTTAAGCAGGAATACATGGCCAGCTTCTCCAATGCTGGATCGGATGTCTTCAAGGAAGAGTGGATCAAATATGGCGAAGAACCGCCTTATGGCTCTTATTTTGTGGCTGTGGATCTGGCTGGCTTCGAGGAAGTGGCCAAACAGGCTGCAAACTCCAAAAAACGGCTAGATGAGTCGGCCATTGCGGTAGTCAAGGTCACGGATGAGGGCAAATGGTTCGTCCAGGAGATCGACCACGGCAGGTGGGATATCCGGGAAACAGCCACTAAGATTCTGACCAAGATGCGGGATTACCGGCCATTGAGTGTCGGAATTGAGCGGGGGGCGCTAAAGAACGCGGTTTTGCCGTATTTGAGCGATCTCATGAGGAAAAACAACGTGTTTTCGCACATCGTTGATTTAACTCACGGAAATCGCAAGAAAACGGATAGAATCGTGTGGGCATTGCAAGGCCGGTTTGAACACGGCAGAATAGTGCTAAACAGCGAAGAGAATTGGGACGACTTTGTTGACCAACTTCTGATGTTTCCCGCGCAAGGGGTACACGATGATCTGCCAGATGCACTCAGCTATATCGACCAGTTGGCTGTGACAAGCTACTTTGAAGAGGCTGATGATGGCTGGGAGCCTATCGACGTAATATCAGGAGTCTAGTATGGATCAAAATGAGTTCTACGAGCCGACAGAGAACGACAAAGAACTGACGGCGTTTGTCGTAGATCACTGTGATCGGTGGCGCGACTACCGAAACACCAACTTTCTAGACTCTTGGCTGGAATACGAGCGCATCTTCCGTGGCGAGTGGGCCGCTGAAGACAAGGTTCGTGACTCCGAGCGTTCCCGCATCGTCACTCCAGCTACCCAACAAGCCGTCGAAACCCGCCATGCCGAGATCATGGAGGCCATTTTTGGCCAGGGCGAGTTCTTTGACATCCAAGATGATCTCAGGGATGTGAATGGCAATCCTCTCGATGTGTCTATCCTCAAGGCACAGCTCATGGAGGACTTCAAGCAGGACAAGATCCGCAAGTCTATCGACCAGATTGAGTTGATGGCAGAGATCTACGGCACTGGCATTGGCGAAATCATCGTCAAGACCGAGAAAATCTTTGAGCCAGCAACCCAGCCCATCCCTGGTCAGCCTGGGCAAGCCGCCATCGGTGTGATTGAAAAGAACCGCATGGCTGTCAAGCTCAATCCGGTCAACCCGAAAAACTTCCTGTTTGACCCCAACGGCACCTCTATTGACGACTGCATGGGCGTGGCCATCGAAAAGTATGTCTCAATCCACAAAGTCGTCGAAGGAATCGAAAAAGGAATCTACAAGAAGGTCAACATCGGGACTACCTACGAGGATTCCGATCTTGAGCCGACTCAAGAGCCTAGCCAGTACCAAGACGAGAAGGTTCTGCTGCTGACATACTATGGTCTCGTGCCGCGTGAATACCTTCAGGAGAAGGACACCGAGACAGTTGTGCTGTTTCCTGACGATTCCGTGGCTGAAGACTACACGGATATGGTCGAGGCTATTGTGGTTATCGCCAACGGTTCGATGCTTCTGAAGGCAGAAGAGAACCCGTACATGATGAAGGATCGTCCGGTCATCTCGTACCAAGACGACACCGTGCCGAACCGCTTGCTGGGCCGTGGGACTGTTGAAAAGTCCTACAACATGCAGAAGGCTATCGATGCCCAGATCCGTTCGCACCTGGATTCTCTGGCTCTGACGACTGCTCCGATGATGGGCATGGATGCTACGCGCCTGCCGAGGGGTGCTAGGTTTGAAGTAAAACCCGGTAAAGCGTTCATGGTCAACGGTAACCCTGCCGAGATCCTGTATCCCTTCAAGTTTGGCCAGAACAGCCCTGATAACCTGCGTACCGCCCAAGAATTTGAGCGTATGTTGCTGCAAGCAACGGGCACTCTAGACAGCCAGGGCATGGTCACGAACGGTGCGCGTGATGGGCAGGCAATGTCCACTGCCGTTGCAACAATCATCAAGAAGTACAAGCGCACTCTGGTGAACTTCCAAGAAGATTTCTTGATCCCGTTCATCCAGAAGGCGGCGTTTAGGTACATGCAGTTCGATTCTGAGCGGTATCCGAGCGTGGATATGAAGTTCATCCCGACTGCAACCTTGGGCATCATTGCTCGTGAGTACGAGCAGCAGCAATTCATCGGTCTGCTGCAGACTCTGGGGCCGAATACGCCGGTTCTGCCGCTGATTTTGAAGGGCATCTTGAACAACTCCAGCCTGTCGAACAGGTACGAGTTGATTGCAGCCCTTGATCAGATGTCGCAGCCCGATCCAGAAGCCCAGCAAATGGCTATGGCGGCACGGCAGTTGGAGTTGCAAGCGGCTCAGGCTCAGATCGCTGACAAAACGACCCAGGCCGAGAAGAATCGTGCTGAAGCGCAGAAATTGCTCACTGAAGCGCAACTTATGCCGCAAGAGGTACAGGCCAAAGTCATCGCTTCGACTACTACGAACCTGCCGCAAGGTCAAGAGGCTAGCGAGTTTGACAAGCGGGTTAAGATTGCCGAGTTGATGCTCAAAGAGGCAGACATCAAAAACAAGTCTAAGATCGTCGAACTCCAGATGGCCGAGAAAAAGAACAAGGTAACCGGCATGGAAGAAGACTTCTTGGAAGAATTGTCCAGGGAGTTGAGCAATGGACGTTGAAAGCCTCGCCAAACAACTGATTCTCAAGGGGATGACGGAGGAACAGCAGAAGGCTGTTCTGATGTCTATCCGCGAATCTGTCCAGAAGACGCGGGAGCTACAGAAACAGAAGGTTGGCGAGAACGCTCAACTGGTCATTCAGGCTCTCAAGAAGATCGAGTCTGATATACGCGATAGATACGATGACATTGGCAACAAGATCGAGTCTCGCGTTAGGTCTATCAAGGACGGCAAAGACGGGAAAGACGGCAGGAACGGCGCTAATGGCCGGGATGGCCGCGATGGCTCTATGGGGCCAATGGGTCCAAAGGGCAAAGACGGGCTGAATGGCCGTGATGGCAAAGACGGTGAAGATGGCGTATCAGTAACTGACGCGCACATCGACTTTGACGGTAGTCTGATCATTAGCCTATCTAGCGGCAGGACGATCAATGTGGGTGAGGTGGTTGCGCCTGATCTCGCTGAAAAGATCAAGGTGATTACCAATGGTGGCGGCACTAGCCAATCAGTGCTTGATACATTGGCAAGCCTCCAGACCCAAATCAACAACCTAATCCCCAGCCAAACTGGCCAAGCAGGCAAGTTCCTGACGACAAACGGCTCTGTGCTGTCTTGGGCATCGGTTGCTGGTGGCTTGAGCTACCAAGGCACTTGGAACGCATCGACGAACACGCCGACCCTAGCGTCTGGTGTTGGTACAAACGGCTACTACTACATCGTTGCGACGGCAGGATCGACGAACCTGGATGGCATCACTGATTGGCAGATCGGTGATTGGCTGATGTTCAATGGTACGGTCTGGCAGAAGATCGACCAATCCAATTTGGTGACCTCTGTCAACTCTCAAACTGGTGCTGTGGTGCTTACCACCACAAACATCAACGAGGGCACCAATCAATACTATCTGGACTCTCGTGCGCGTTCTGCTCTGAGTGCTGGCACAGGCATTAGCTACAGCACTTCGACGGGTGTGATCACCAATAGTGCACCGGATCAGACGGTTGCGCTTACTGCTGGCACTGGGATCAGCACATCTGGGACGTATCCCAACTTCACGATCACTAATTCGGATCGTGGCTCGTCTCAAAACATCTTTAAGAACGTAGCCGTTGCTGGGCAAAGCACTGTTGTTGCAGACACGAATGATGACACGCTGACGCTGGCCGCTAGCACCGGCATCACAATCACTACAAACGACAGCACAGACACGGTAACGATCACGAACAGTGCGCCAGATCAAACCGTTTCGCTGACCGGGGCTGGTACTACCAGCATCTCTGGGACATACCCTAACTTCACGGTCACATCAAACGATCAGTACGTTGGTACTGTCACTTCTGTTGGTGGCACTGGTACGGTAAATGGAATTACTTTGAGTGGCACGGTTACCTCTAG